GAACGGCGTTCCCCACATTCAGACGTGTTGGGAGCTGACCCCGGAAGAACGGGAAACCATTGCAAAAACCGGGCGGCTGTATGTGCTGGTGATGGGAACGGGTGTCCCGCCCCTTTCTCTTTCTGCTGAATCTATGCTGGAAAAGGAAGGTGAATCCTGATGCCCCATGTTCTTCTGATTCAGGATAAGCCTGAAACCATTTGGGACAATGAACAGTTTGCCCGGATGCTGGATGAAAAACTTGGTTCTGATGCGGCTGACTTCTTCCGTGATGCGCTGCATGATGCCAACGTGAACCCGGATTTTCAGATTTGTTCTGGTGAATGTGATAAAGTCTATGAAACACAGGAGCATTGGCAGCGCATTGTTGAAGATGCCTGTGATGAAATGGGTTCATGGGCAATTCGCAAGTTGACCAAGGAAGAATTGATTAACAGGCGGGATGAACTGGTTGAACAGTTACGGGGCGAACTGTGAAGGATAACCGCCTATGAAGAAAGAAAAACAGTTCGTGTTGATCTGTCCCCGGTGTGGGAAGCTGATTCAGTTCTTCTTCAGGGAAAGCGCGGAAGCATACGGGAAAAGTTGCCCCCAATGCTTTTCACAGTTGCGCTTGCGGGTCGTTTCTGGTGTGCCTGACCCGAAAACGGGCTATGTTACGGTTGATGTTACGGATTGTTACACATCAACCGTAACACCGAAAAGCTTTGATACATAAGGGTTTTTCGGGGTCTGTTACGGTTGTTACGGTTGCGCGGCACTTCTTATATATTTTCAATTCACAATGTATGAGAAATGAAGTATATAATATATAACGTGCGCGTGCGTGCGATAGAAATTGAAAATAACCGTAACAACCGTAACAACCGTAACACAGAAATTTTCCTTCATTATATGCGTTTATTATTTCGTGTTACGCTTTAACGGGCTAAAGCGTAACAAACCGTAACACAGGCAAACTACACAGAAAGGATGATGACCTTGACGGCAAAGGAATACTTGAATCAGGCATACCGCCTGAATGAATTGATTGACAGCGACCTTGCAGAACTGAATGATCTGCGCGGCCTGTCCACCAGCATTTCAGGCGTAAACTGTGATACAGAGCGCGTTCAGGGCGGCAATCTTCCCGGAAGCCGTATTGAAAATATCATTTCAAAAATCATTGATCTTGAAGAAGAAATCAATGCTGAAATTGACAAATTCGTTGATCTGAAGGCAGAAATCAGAAGGGCAATCAGCGCCATTGAGAACAGAAATGAACAGCTTCTTTTGCGGTTGCGCTATATCGAATTCCTTCAATGGTCTGAAATTCAGGAACGAATGGGTTTTGATGATGTGCGCCGGGTTCATCAGATTCACAATGACGCGCTGAAAAACTTTTCTGTTCCTGATTGCACATAATTTCACTAAATTTCATTGCATTTCACACTTGATCTTTGATAATATTATACTGCGCATTTTGAAAAAGCGCCTTGCACGGTGTCAGTTTCGGCTGATACTGATGCAGGGCGCTTTTTCGTATTCAAAAACACGAAAGGACGGTGATTCCATGCTGAATGAACGGCAGATGCGGTTTGTAGATGAATACATGATTGACCTGAACGCAACCCAAGCGGCGATTCGTGCGGGATACAGCGTAAAGACGGCATACAGTCAAGGTCAACGCCTGTTGAAAAATGTTGAAATCAAAACTGAACTTGATGAACGAATGGAAAAGGCACGTTCACTCAAAATCGCGGATGCAACTGAAATCATGGAATACCTGACTTCCGTGATGCGCGGTGAAAGTGAAGCTGAAGTTGTCGTTGTCGAGGGCTGCGGGGAAGGCTTTTCTACTGCCCGAACTATGCAGAAAGCCCCCGATGAAAAAGAAAAGCTGAAGGCCGCTGAACTGCTGGGCAAGCGTTACGGCATGTTCAACGATAAATTGAACGTTGACGGGGTTATCCCCGTGGTGATTTCCGGGGGTGACGAACTTGAAGATTAACGTGTTGGGGACTGAATACACCGTTGAAGTGCTGTCCCCTGATGCTGAACACTATTTGAAAGAAAATAAGTGTGATGGATATTGTGATTCTTCAAGTCACCGAATCGTTGTCAGCACTTGCCCGGAAAGTGATCTGGATGACCTTGAATCCTATATCAAGTGTGTGAAGCGCCACGAAATCATTCACGCCTTCATGAATGAAAGCGGCCTTCAATCTTCTTGGGAACATCAGCAGTACGGCCAAGAAGAAACGGTGGTGGATTGGATTGCTATTCAGTTCCCCAAGCTGCTGAAGGCGTTTGAAGCTGCTGATGCCCTGTGAAAAACAGAATTCGCGTCCACCTTCCTGATGTGGTGGGCAGGGGTTACGGTACATTCTGGCGGTTCAAAGGCAGATACCGGGTTTGCAAGGGAAGCCGTGCTTCTAAGAAAAGCAAAACCACGGCGCTGAACTTTATCACCCGAATCATGGAATACCCCCAAGCAAATCTTCTGGTGGTTCGCAAGACCTTCAGAACCTTGAAGGATTCCTGCTTCACAGAACTGAAATGGGCTATTCACCGTCTGGGCGTGGATGCCTATTGGGATTTCAAAGAATCCCCCCTTGAAATGACGTACAAGCCCACGGGACAGAAAATCTATTTTCGCGGACTGGATGACCCGTTGAAGGTCACGTCCATCACCGTTGAAGTGGGTTGCCTGTGCTGGATGTGGATTGAAGAAGCGTATGAAGTCATGAATGAAGCTGACTTTGATATGCTGGATGAATCCATTCGTGGTGAAGTCCCGGACGGGCTGTTCAAACAAATCACCCTGACCTTCAACCCGTGGAATCAACACCATTGGATGAAGAAGCGCTTCTTTGATGCGCCCCCAAGCCCTGATATTCTTGCCATGACCACGAATTACCTGTGTAATGAATGGCTGGATGAAGCTGACAGGCGCTTGTTTGAGCGCATGAAGGAACAGAACCCGCGCCGTTATCAGGTGGCGGGTCTTGGTCATTGGGGCATTGCTGAAGGTTTGATCTTTGAAAACTGGCGTGAAGAAGCGTTCAGCATTGATTCCATTCGTGGACTGGACAGCGTTGGTTCTGCCTTTGGCCTTGACTTTGGTTATACCAATGACCCTTCCGCTTTGTTCTGTGGTCTGGTTGACCCCACGGCAAAAACGCTGTGGGTGTTTGATGAAATGTACAAGCGCGGCATGAGCAATGAAGCCATTCACACCGAGGTTGTGAACATGGGCTATGCCAAAGAGAAAATCCGTGCTGACTGCGCTGAACCCAAGTCCATTGACCGCTTGCGTGATCTGGGACTTGTGAATATTCGAGCAGCGCGAAAGGGCAAGGATAGTGTGCGCAACGGCATTGACTATCTTCAGGATTTTCAAATCATTGTTCATCCCCGCTGCGTGAACTTCATCACCGAAATCAGCAACTATACATGGGACACCGACACCAAGACGGGAAAGCGGCTGAATGTACCTGTGGATGATTTCAACCACCTGATGGACGCAATGCGTTACGGCTGTGAGGACTTCATCAAGGGTGAAACCTTCAGCTTTGATTAAAGGGGAAATGTGTATGAAGCTGTATCTTCTGGGGGCTTTCCCCTTGCTGTTCATCCCGTTCAGTATTTTGCTGATGCTGTCCATTTGGTGGGCGCACAAGTACAAATAATAGCGGGTTAGTAACAAAACAGGCTGAAAACCCTTGTAAATCAAGGGTTTCAACATATTAAGCAATATTTTGAAAGGGGGTGAACGAAGTGTTCAACTTTCAAGATGGTATTTTGAACCACCTTGCGCGGGGTCGAAAGGAAGTCATGACGGATAAGCAGTTCATTGAACGCGAAATCACCCGGTTCAAGGCTTCCCGGCGCAGAATGGAAATGTTCACGGGCAAGCGGTATTATGACGGCAAGCACGACATTCTTTCCAAGAAGCGCATGGTAATTGGTGAAGGCGGTGATCTGGTTGAAGTGACCAACCTTCCCAACAACCGCATTGTGGATAACCAGTATAAGAAGATGGTGAACCAGAAAGCTAATTACCTTCTGGGCAAGCCCATCACCTTCCAATGCAAGAATACCGCATACCTTGACGCGCTGAACACCCTGTTCAATCGCCGCTTCATGCGGCTGATGAAGAATGTGGGCAAGTGTGCGCTGAATGAAGGTATCGTGTGGGTGTTTCCCACCTACGATGAAAACGGTGAATTCGTGTTCAAGAAGTTCAGCGGCCATGAAATCATTCCCGGCTGGGCTGATGCTGACCACACCTTCCTTGAATACGCTATCCGCATTTACGCCATGATTTCCTATGAAGGCGAAGATGAACGGGTTGTGGAAAAGGTGGAAGTCTTTGATGAAGCGGGAATCCACTATTTCAGGCTGGATGGTCAATCCCTTGTTCCTGAAGAACCGTTCCAGCAGAGTTATTTCACGCTGAACGGCGTTCACCCCTTCAACTGGTCGAAGATTCCCCTGATTCCCTTCAAGCGGGATGCAGAAGAAACCCCGCTGATTCGGTGTGTGAAGTCCCTTCAGGACGGCATGAACACCATTCTTTCCAATTTCCAGAACAACATGGAAGAAGATTCCCGAAACACCATTCTGATTCTGGTGAATTACGATGGTGAAAATCTGGGGTCTTTCCGGCGCAACCTTGCGCAGTATGGCGCTGTTAAGGTGAAAACCATTGATGGTGCTGCTGGTGATCTGCGAACCCTTCAGGTGGAAGTGAACGCAGAAAACTATAAATCCATTCTGGAAATCTTCAAGAAGGCCATTATTGAAAATGCTATGGGCTATGATGCCAAGGATGACCGCATGAGCGGTGAACCCAACCAAATGAACATCCAGTCCATGTATTCTGATATTGACCTTGACGCAAACGAAATGGAAACCGAATTCCAAGCAGCTTTTGAAGAACTGCTTTGGTTCGTGAACTGCCATTTTGCAAATACTGGATTGGGGGATTTTGAAAATGAAGAAGTTTCTGTAATCTTCAACCGTGACATTCTTATCAATGAAGCTGAAGTCATTGATAATATCGGTAAATCCGTTGGAATCCTGTCTGATGAAACCTTGGTTGCGCAACATCCTTGGGTGGATGATGTTCAGGAAGAAATGGAGCGCCGGAAGAAGCAGCGTGAAGAAGAAATGGCTGATGACTACCTGAATACCTTCAGCAAGCAGTCCAAGGCTGGTGATAACGATGCCAACGCCGGATAAGAAATACTGGATTGGTCGTTTCACCCAAATGGAGCAAGCCCAGCACAAAGCAGCGGTTGAAGTGGCTGATGATATTGAACGGCAGTTCAAAACGGCACAGCACGAAGTTGAACGGCAGCTTTCCACTTGGTATCAGCGCTATGCTGTGAACAATCAGATTTCCATGAAGGAAGCACGGCGGCAGCTAAACACCAAGGAACTGAAGGAATTCAGGTGGACGGTCAATGAGTATATCAAGCACGGCAAAGAAAACGGCATTTCTGCCGATTGGTCAAAGCAGCTTGAAAACGCTTCTGCCCGTTTCCATGTGACCCGCCTTCAGGCTATTCAGCTTGAACTTCAGAACACGGTTGAAGTGCTGTATGGTGGTCAAACGGATGCCCTTGATGCGCTGATGAAAAAGACCTACCTTGATTCCTATTACCACACGGCCTTTGAAATCCAAAGGGGCGTTGGTGTGGCGTGGGATATTGCGGCGGTCAATCAGAAGGCGCTTGTCACCATCATCAATACCCCTTGGACGGTGGACGGCAGGAACTTTTCAGAACGAATCTGGGCGAATAAGCAAGCCCTGATTGGGGAACTGCGCACACAGTTGACGCAAAACCTGATGTTGGGAAAGTCCCCGGCTGAATCGGTGAAAATCATTGCTGCAAAGATGGGCGTTGCAGAACACAAGGCCGCAAGGCTGGTGTTCACGGAAAGCGCCTATTTTCAGGCCGTGTCCCAAGGGAATTGCTATAAAGCGCTGGATGTTCGGAAATTCCAGTTCATAGCCACGTTGGATGATAGAACGTCCGATGTGTGCCGGGAAATGGATGGACAGGTTTTCGACATGCGGGATTATCAACCGGGGGTAAATGTTCCCCCGCTTCATCCTTGGTGTCGAAGCTGCACAGCGCCTTATTATGAAGATTTGGCTGGTATCGGTGAACGCGCTGCGCGTGACCCGGAAACCGGGCAAACCTACTATATACCCCGTGAAACCAAATACGAGGACTGGAAACAATCTTTCGTGGACGGCGGCAGCAAGCAGGGCTTGACCCCGACTTCCGGCAGCGATATACTGAAAGGTGTACGGGCTTGTACAACGGTTGGTGAAGTTGAAAAGTGGTTGCGTGGACAGGGTTGGTTCAGGGTCGGCAGCACCGATCAAAACCAGCTTGTTTCCCTTTCCGGCTGTGATCTGGAAACGGCGCAGGAAGTGGCGCTTGCCTATGAACGGGTATTTGATCGCTATCCTGCTATGAAGGGACGCATTGACGCTGTTGTGTGCAAACGTCTTGACGGCGGCACATACGCCCAATGTTACACAAGGGGCGGCGGCAAGGTTGAAATCAATAGTCAGTATTTCAATGACCACACCAAACTTGCGGCTTCCTATGCCCGTGATGTTCGGGGTGGTTTCCACCCGGTCAATACTGATTGGCGCAGTATCGTTGTTCATGAAATCGGTCATGCTGTTGACGGTACGCTGACCAATATGGGGCTTGCTGGTGCGAAAAGCCGTTATTCCTATGATTACAAGGATGTTTCCGCTGAACTGCGTCCCAAGGTCATGAAGGCTTGTGGGTTGAAGGTGGCTGACACCTTCAATGAAGTCAGCGGTTACGCCACAAAGAACAACCGTGAATGGTTTGCTGAAGCATTCGCTGAACTGCTGGATTCTCCATCCCCGCGCCGTGTTGGTGTGGAGCTGGGCAAGCAGCTTGACGAATTCATGAAGAAAGTGAAGGTGAAATAACATGATGCCCAAATTCTTTGAAAGTGAATACTTTGTTCCTGAACCTGACAACTGGCATTTGAAGCCGGGAGCGCCCAAGGAAATTGTGGACGAATTCAACGAATGGATGAAGAATCACAATTCCGAGGATTCGGGCGTTGATGTTGACTGAACCACCCGCCAAACGGCAGGGTGGTTTTCTTATGTCCATTTTCAGGCGCGTCCAAAGTATAGGACAGGCGGGGTTCTATTACCTCCTACCCGCTTTCCTCTCTTTTACCCACTTTATATAAGTGATTCCTTGGTAATCGAAAGGGGAATAACGCGCCGTTTATTCTGATAAACCCCCTGAAAGGGTTTATATATCTCCGCTTTCCGCTGGCGAACAGCGGACAAACAGAACCGGACTGAACCGGGATAACAAATGAGTTTGTGAAAGGATGTTGACCATGAAAAAGGAAGAACTGGTGAAGCTGGGGCTTGACGAAGAAACCGCTGAAAAGGTTGCCAATGCGTCAGCCGAAGAACTGAAGGGCTTTGTTCCCAAGTCGCGCTTTGATGAAGTGAACAATGCCAAGAAAACTGCTGAAGATACGGTCAAGGAACGTGACCAGCAGATTGAAAGCCTGAAATCTGCCGGGAATGTGGATGATCTGAAGCAGCAGATTACCACCCTTCAGAATGAGAACAAAGCCAAGGATGAAGCCCATGCTGCTGAACTGCTGAAGGTTCGCATTGATTCCGATGTGGAAGCGGCGCTGACTGAAGCCAAGGCCAAGAACCACAAGGCTGTGAAGGCGCTGCTTGATCTGGAAAAGGCTGAACTTGGTGATGATGGCAAGGTGAAGGGTCTGCGTGAACAGATTGCCACCTTGACCAAGGCCGAGGATTCCAAGTTCATGTTCAACGCCGTTACCGCGCCCAAGATGAAGGGCGCAAAAACTGGTGAGGATGGCATTGAAGATGGTGACAAGGGCGTTGATACGTCCAAGATGACCTATGATGAACTTTGTGCCTACCTTGCCGAAAACCCGGAAGCCACTTTGAGCTAAATTCTAAGAAAGGATGAATCTGAATGCCCAATACCAAATTTGATGCAAAGTCTTTCAACCCGGAAGCGTTCAAGTATATGGTGGGTCGTATTCCCAACCTGAAGATGAACGAACTGCGCAAGTCCCGTGCGCTGGCTGGCAACCCGGATATTAAGTCCGTTTTCGCCAACCAGAACGGCACTTCCTACGCCCGTATTGCCATGCGCGGCCTGCTTGATGGTGATGTGGTGAACTATGACGGTCAGACCGACATTGCCGCCACTTCCACCAAGACCTATGAACAGGGTGTTGTGGTTGTGGGTCGTGCCAAGGCTTGGACTGA